TCAGGCGGCGGGGAGCGCCATCCTGATCGTCGAGACAGGCACGTCGCGCGACTTGATGTAGCCTTCGGTCGTCGCCCGATCCGAGTGCGCGGCGGCGATCTGCAGCGCTTCGATGTCATACCCCGCACGCTTCGCGTCCGTGATGGCCTTCGCCCGGATGTCCTTCACGGTGTACGGCATCATCGCGAGGCCGGCCCGGCGCTTGGCATCGCGCCACGCATCGCGGCAGGCGGCGTCTGTCTTCGGCGCGCCGTTCTCGTCGCGCACCACGTAGCGCTGTCCGAACGTCGGTTCGAGTGCCTTCGCACGGGAGAGCACCGCCTGAATCTCAGGGGTGATAGGCCAGTCCACGGTCTCGCCGCTGCTATCCGCGGTCTTCGATGGCACGAAATGGATGACGCCGGCCTTCTCGTCGACCCAGCTGCATCCGAACGGGTCCGCAGGATCCGGCTTCCACAGGAGCTCCCGGATCTCAGTCGAGCGCTGAATCGTCAGATAGCAGAGGTCGACAAACACCTGCATCATCGGCCCGGTCGGCACCTTCGCCACGATCGTGCGCGTTTCTCCCTTGATCTTCTTCTCGTAGGTGTAAACACCTAGAGCCTCGCGGATCGCGAGGAAATGGTCGTGGGGGATGTAGACCTTCCGCTTCTTCGGCTTCGCGACCTCAATCTCGCGGCACGGGTTCGACGCGGCGTAGCTCTTGACCGTCGCCCAGGCGAAGAACTTCGACAGCCACGCGTGCATGGCCTGGAACGTCGGCGGCTTATCGCCCCAGTTCTCATGCAGAAAGTCGTAAATCGCGCCGGCGTCGACCTGCTGAATATCGAAGCGAGCGAAGGCGGTTCTCACCGTGTCGCCGCGCCGACGCCATTCAGCTCGGAACGACTCGGCGTATTTCGATTCGTGCATGTCCATGTAGATGTCGACCAAGCGCGGCATGTTACCGGCGCTCGGGTCGATCTCAATCTTCCGCTTTTCTTCGGCAAGGCGCTCGAGCATGTTCGTTTCGCCTTCCTCGACGCGGCACAGCCGGATCCACTGTTGATCCGTGGGACGCACCCACCAGAACGTGCCGGATCGAACATAGACCCTGCGCGGCCATGGCTCATCCTTCTTCCTACGTCGCGCGTTCAAGCTGCCCTCCGGATCGGCATGAGCTGCGGGCGTGACGCAGACGCCGGCGAATTCGGCAGGACGCCGGCACGCTTGGCCTGAAGCGCCTCGAACGCTGCCCACGTCAGAATGATCCGGCCGTCTGCGCGGGTCACCGGCGTCAAACCGAAATGGCGCTCGAACCATGCCACTTGCGCGCTCCGGCGCTTCTTTCCCGTCACATCGACGAGATCGTCGTCGCTCATCAGTCGGGTGTCCATTATCGAGACCTCGTCATCATGCACAATTCGACCCAACCACGAATCTCGCGTTCGTAGCCGGTCAGGGTTGAATTCAGGTTAGGGGGAAGCGGCGGTGCCGCGACGCTCGTTTCCAGATTGGCGGGCGCCGGCTTCTTCGCGGGATGCTGTCCGGGACGCCTGAACCCGAGCGTCTTCGCCAGCGCGTGGCTGTGCTCGATCCGGCCCGACTCGATCAGGGCGTCGAGGAAGGGACGCACTTCCTTCGTCGGCACCTTGAAACTCGCCGCGATCACATATGCCGGATACGTGCGACCGGGCACCATCCGCGCGAACACGTTCTCGACGCTCAGCACGCGCGATTCGTATATCCGTCGACGCCCCATGCTCAATCTCCTCTGGACTCGGTGAGCACGAGTAGCGCGGCGGCTGCGTGCCGCTCCCAGTCCGCGCCGTGCTCGAGCGCGAATCCGGTGAGCCAGTGGAGCACCGCGGCCTGTTCTGCCTCGGGTGTGCGCTCGATCGTTTGCCCGGCGGCGCGCAGCGCGTGCGCGATCGGTCCGGTCTCCCAGACCATCATGCCGAGCACGCGGCCGAGGGCCGGCGTTAGGGTGGCGGGGTAGGGACGTTCGCTCATGCTGATACCGTGACCACGGCCTCCCCATTGATGCGGCGGCTGGTCATGATTCGCCTCCTTGGGCGCGGGCGGCGTCGGCCGGGGCATCGGGCAGCGGCATCCAGTGCGTGACGCCATAAACCGGCGCGCCGTAGCGATAGAACGACGGTTTCGTGCTGACGCGCCGGCCGAAGAATGCGGTGCGCTCGCCGCTTTCCATGGGCGGCCAGATAAGCACTTCGGTGCCAAACGATCCGGCCTTGCGATCGAACTTCGGCAGGCGCTCGTCGACGCTGATCCACGCGGTATCCGTCACCTCGCCGCTCGGCTGCTGCGTGGGGGCGAGAAGGGCGACGAATCGTGCCAGCATGTCGTCTACTGCTACCCACGCGCCGCTGCTATGCCGAGTGCACAGGCACTTCTGGACCGGGTGCCAATAGAACCCGGCTGCCTTGGCGGCCTCGATCTGTTCGTCCGTCAGCTTACTGGTCATGGTCAGCTCCTGATACGCGCTTGTTCCATTTCCGAACCGCACTGCGCATTGCCGCGCGATGTATCCGCACTGCATCGTTGCGGTCCGGGATCTGCGAGCGGCCGGCGCTCGGGACATTCCCGTGCGCCTCGGCGTCACACTTCAGGCAATGCACCCAGTACGACGGTGTGTGCGTATTCGTGAGCGCGAGTTTCGTGCTTCCGCAGAACGGGCACGGCAGCAGTTCATGACCCGCGTGCTTGCCGTCGTCGTCGAAGCTGCCGCTGTAATGGCCGTCGCCACCGAAAATTTCGAGCCCTTTGATGTCGTCAGGCATGGTCGGCTCCATTGAGAAGGGCGCGAACTTTGCGCATCAGACCGACGTGGCCGCTACCCACGAGCAGGCCTTCGATGGCGCGCAGATCGTCGTCCGTCAGGCGCGCCTCTCCCGCATCGGCTGTGGCGCTGTAAAGCGCGAACAATGCCTGCGTGGCGCGCATGTCCGCGAACGTACGAATCGAATGCAACACTTCGTCGCGGTCTTCAGGATCGTGGTCCTCGAGGATGCCGACGATCGAGTACGTCGGATCGAGAGGCGGCAGCTTGCGCACGATGCTGTCGGCCCAATCCATCCGTGCCTTGGTATCGACCTTCGCTGGCTCGCGCGCCTCTGCCGGTGCGTCGGCCTGCGCGGGTTGCGGGGCGGCAGCAAGCATAGCGGCGTAGCATAGGCGTGCTTTATGAGCAGCTTTCTGGCAGCCCGTCATCTTTTCGTATGCCGCCCATACCTCGGGATCGCTAAAGAACTGATCAGGCCACGATTCGAAACCCTCGACCACCATACTCTCGGTCGGCTCGATCGGAACGAGCTTCCAGCCTGCCGGGATCGACGCAGCGGGCGATGCTGCCGCGCGACGTGCGCGTTCTTCCCACGCTGCGCACATCGACTCGTGGTATTTCGTGAATCCGTTCGCGATCGCCCATGCGATGCATTCCGCCCGCTCGTCGGCCGGCGCTGCTGCCGCCATAGCGGGGGAGCGGTATGCGTCGGTCTCGCGCACGAAGTCGCAGAACTCAGCCAGTACGCGACCATCCATCATCGACAGCATGCCGCGCTTTTCGAGCCATTCCACGGCCATGACTTTCGACGGAAGGCGCGCTTCCGCACCTGTCTCATTGGCAGAGGTGGCGAGTGCGGGCAGGATAGCGCGGTCGATCAAGTCGTCGACATTGCGCGAATCGCAGTAGTCGAAGGCGCGCAAGATGCGGCCCTCGGATGTGCGGATGCCTTCGTCTGAATCCAGTTTTTCGAAGTACTCGGAAATCGCTTCGCCGAGCGCTTGCCGCTGGTCACTCGTCAGCGCTGCTGCGGGCCGCGCGACAGGGGATGCGGCGAGGATGGCGCGTGCGAACGCGCGCGCTTCGTCGATCGTGTCGGATACGGCCGTTCGCGGCATACCGGGCGGCAGTTCCGCTACAGCCAGTTGCGCACTGGCGACGCGTTGAATCAGGCGCTTGGCGCGGTCCGTCAGCGCATCAGCGCGGCTCTGTTGTTGGTCGTTCATGTGGTGTCCTCTCTGGGTCAGGCGAGATCAAGCCCGGCTTGCTCGGGCTTTCTCGCGGGAGGTTCGAACAGGGTTTCTTGGCGTTGGGCGTCTTCGATGCGGCGGCATGCGATTTCGAAGTACCTCGGCTCGCGCTCGATACCGATAAACGGTTTACCCATTTCAATACATGCCACACCGGTCGTGCCGCTGCCCATGTATGGATCGAGGATTAGGTTGGCGGGCGGGCAAAGATCCAACACCCACCTCATGACACCCACCGGCTTTTGTGTAGGGTGAAAACGCTCTTCGTTGCCTTGGCGCAGCATGCCGTTCCAACGCCATTGCAATCTCCGGACTGCCTTGGGCCAGTTGGTCCATGCCAGCTCACAATCGGCAAAATCGTTCTCGCCGTTCAACTTGTCCCAGACAAGCCAGCAACGTGTAGGCGGTAATTCGAAATAGTTCCCGCCAAAAAACGCCTGCCATTTACTCATATGGCGCAGTGCGTTGATGATCGTGGCATCGGGAGGAGCCTGGTCCCAATCGAATTCGCCATAGTCGCGCTGGTCGGCCATTGCCTTACCCTTGTAGCCGAGCAAATTTCCGAGCTTTCCTCCGCGCTGGCGCGATGCGACCTTCTTGGAACTTTCCCCAATTCCATAAGGAGGATCAGTAATCACCGCATCCACGCGCGGTAGCGTCGGCAGGATGTCCCGGCAGTCGCCGAGATACAGCGTCGCGTCGCCGATCTGCACTTTCTCGGTCATGGTCGCTTCCTCTACAGATAAAGCCTCAATGGCGGGTGCTCGGCGTCTGAGCGCCGAACGTCTTCGTCAGGTTGAAATCGACGGCCTTGCCGAGCGAGCGCAGCAGATTCGCTAGTTGGGCTCGGTCCTGATGGCTGGCGGTCGCCTGCCGCAGTAGGCCGAAATACGAATTCGCAACCGGCATCAGGTCGGTGGCCGGCGTCTCGGCGACGCGGCGCAGAGCCTCGTTACGCGTGAGCTTCCGCGTCTCGCGGCGCCACGGCTTGATGACCTGGCCGACGAAGTCGATGCCGCGGTCGATCGGCTGCAGAATGGTCTTGCGCGGGTTGATGCGCACGGCGAGTCTGGCTGGTAGAAAGGCCGTGACGTCGGCGAGAATTTCGTTCAGGCGCGCCGGCGACTCGTGCAGGAACACGAAATCGTCGACGTACCGGATGTAGTGGCGCACACCGAGCACGTGCTTCGCACGCTGGTCGAGCACGTCGAGATAGACGTTCGCGAAAAACTGGCTCGAAAGGTTGCCGATCGGCAGTCCAAGATGCGGAGCCTGCTCGAGCAGCCGTTTATGCGGCGGCACGAGATCCATCATCGCCGGATCGCCGTGGTACACGTAGTCGTCCCGTGGATCGTGCATCAGCACGGTTTCGGTCAGCGATCGCCAGAACGGCTCGGAGATCTTCGCGAGGAGCAGGTCGAGCAGGATGTGCTTGTCGATGCTGACGAAGAAGTTCGCGAGATCGCACTTCAGGTAGAACGCACGCTTCGACCAGTTCTGCGTGATCGAGCGCACCTTCGATTCCAGCCGTTCGGCGGCGTAAAGCGTACCGCGGCCCTTGATGCAGGCACATGAATCGGCGATGAAGCTGCGCTCGAAACGCGGGCCGATTCGGTTGTAAAGCAGGTGATGCACGATGCGATCGCGAAACGCTGCTGCCCAAACTTCCCGCGGTTTCGGTCGTGTGATGACGAAGCACTTCGAGCGGACGGGCGTGTAGCTCCCGTCGAGCAACTCGTCGTACAGTCTGCGCAGGTTCGGTTCGAGCCGCATCTCGAACGCGAGCGCTGCATTGCTGTTTCGCTTCGTCCGCCGGCAGTCGAAGTAAGCCTCGACAAGCTCGGCGAACGAAAATGGCCCTCGATCTGCGGACGGCCCGGGCACGGCACCGGTTGTTCTGGTCGTTGTTGTTCTGGTTGCCGTTGTTGAAGTTCTGATACCAAGCCCAGCCGGAAGTATCGTGCTATCTACGTCGCCCGGCCGATTGCTCGGCTGGGGAACTGCGCTAGACCTTTCCGCACGCCTGCGGTCGGTTTCCTCATTGCGCATGGCGGTGCCCTTGTGGGGCAGCGGCACGACCAGATTGATTGATCGCTCAGCCATGGAAGCCTTGACCTCCATGGAGCGGGCGACGGTCTGCGGACTTCTTCCATCCGTTGGCCTGCTTCCCAATGCTCGTCGTCTGCTCAATCGCTGCAGCGTATGCCGGTCGGATGATCAGCCGTTTGTCCATGCCGAGACGAAGCAGTAACTCGATCACCTGCAGGCGCTCAATGAGTTCCGCGATATGCGGCGACTTGTCTGTCGCTACATTTGCACAGAACACGAGCACCATGATCTCGATGCACTCCGCGCTGATCTTATCGCCGACGCTACGCTTGAAATCGCGGGGCATGTTCTTGACGAGATCAGTTACAACATCGAGCAGCAGATACGCTGCCCGATAAATCGGGAGTTGGGTGTGCAGGGCCATGGGGGTTCAAATGATCAAAAAACTGAAGGAATAAATCTGCGGACGGCCCGGGCACGGCACCGGAGGCTCTGGTCGTAGCTGCTCTGGGTGCCGTAGCCGAAGTGCTGACACCAAGCCCAGCCGGAGTTCGACTCGTGCCGCTCGCCGGACCAGTACCAGGTCGGCTCGAATTCGCCCTTCAGGTTCGCGAACAGGAGCGACTGCTCGCGGCGCGTCGGGAGTTCGCCCTCGCGTTCTGCCGCCCACGCCTTCGCTGCCTCCCAGTCCAGATCTTCGGCCTCGCCGGGCAGCAAGATCAGGTAATGGCTCAGCGAGCCGTCCTCAAGGAGGATCTGGCCTGCGACGCGCTCGCCGGCCGCGAGCGGGATCGTGACGTTGTCGACGCGATACTCCGTCGCCCGCGGCTGCTTCTTGAATTCCTCGATCATTGCGCCGATGCGCGCGTGCTCAGCTTCGATCGCTTCAAGCGTCGGTGTCATTGCTTGCTCCGTTGGAAAATGGATGAAGGGTTAAATCGACAATCTGCGGACGGCCCGGGCACGGCACCGGCTGGTCTGGGCGCCGCTGCCCTGGTTGCCGTTGCCGAAGGTCTGACACCAAGCCCAGCCGGCATATTCGGGATCATCATCCGGCGTGTTCGACCAGTACGCGGCCTTCTCGAACAGATCGCGATGCTGCTCGTATGCGATCACGAGCTCGGCACGCGTCGGCAAGTCGCCGCCGATGCTCTTGGCCCATTCCATCTGTTCCTGCCATGTGCCGCGGTCGTTGTCGCCGGGCAGGAGGATCGTGTGCGTGACGTCGCCGTTCTTGTCGACGAAACCACCGAGATACACCTCGCCTTCAGCGAGCGGGGGAAGTTGGATCTGCATAATTTCTCCGTAGAAAAGGGCGCTGTGCTAGCCGCCCATAAGGACCACCATGAAGTCAAATCGCGGCAAACTCGACGCCGAGTTCCGTTACCGAGTGCGCCTGCACGCGTTCCACGAATTCAGCGAACTGAGGTTTTGTCATTTGGCTGGAGCCAATCGGAACGAGCCCGCGCGGCCCTTCCTGCTTGGGGGCATACATATCGAGGTAATGTGCATACCAAGCTTCTTTGCTGAACCGTTTTCCACCGACTTCCACCTGTTCGGAAATTTCCGTTAACAGGCTCCAGAGAAGGCGGTTTTGTTCAGAGCTCCGTTTCGCTTGATATTCTTCAACGGTGACCACGATCGGCCTGTTCATTGCGGCAGCAGGGCCAGCGACGGCCTTCACGTAATCCACCATCCGCTGGGCGATCTCTTTGTTTCGGAGGATGTAGGTCGGCATCGCTTACCTCACGCTACTTTCTTGCTGAGAAGGGCGACGGCTTCGTTCACGCGCATATCGAACGCGAGCAGTTTCTCGACCATCAGCTCGATGAACGCTTCGTCACGCTCGATTCGCTTGATGAACAGGTGGTTTCCGCCGTTTTCTAGGGCCGGGACGTACTGAATGAAGTCGCACCACTTGCGTCCGGAAATCCACAGACCGCCTTGGATCTGGTAGTAGTACTCGGATACGTCACCGGTGCGTAGCATGTCGACGATCTTGACGCTGTCGACGGGGCACTTGATCTCGATGAGCCCGTCGTCCTCGACCAAGCCATCCGAGCTATATCCGAATCGGCGATCATCGGTGAGAATCACGCCAGATTCAGACGCCAAATAGCCGGTTTTCGCTTCGTATTCGATGCGTGCTTCGACCTCAAGAGCGTGCCCTCGCTCAAGCGTCCAAGCCTTCACGGGCTCTCCATATGGCCGACCACTGACGCGCTCGATTGCGAGGTCATAGCAGTACTTATCCGACGCACCCGTCGGATCGCCGGCCTCTTTGCCCCCCGACTTGCGGGTGAGAACGGAAATCGCATCCGCGAAGCATGATGCGGTAACGGCCCCGCAGCGGGCGTCAAGCCATTCCTGCGTGCCTTGCTGGCAAGTGACGACGATCATTTCGCCTCCGCAGCAGCTTGAAAATCGACGATCTTGCTTTCCACCAGCTTCTTGACTTCCTTGTGCCCCTCAGTTGCTTTGACTGCGCGGAGTGCAGCAGCAGCAACCGCCCAAATCTGACGCACTTCAACTTCAGACTTGGCATCGCGGACCTGCGCAAGGAACTGATCGATCAGTACTCGCTGATCAACCCCGGCCGGCGAATTGCCGTCTTTGTCGTCGTCCTGCTCTGAGAGTCCAGTGATAGCCTTCAGCGTGTATCGCTCAAGATAGGTCTTCGTGCTGGCTCGGGCCTGAAGCGCGTTCTTTGCGCCGCCAACATCGGGAGGACCGCCCATCGACACGCTTTCCTCGTGACCATTCACATGGCGCAGATAGCAGGTAACTTCTATCCAGTCCTTCTCGTCACGCGTGAGCTTCCACGATGAAGAAAGGCCATGCTTCGAAAGGGCCGGCGTGACAGCGCTCACGACGTCGTGAAGTTCTGCGTACTTCCTGCCCTTCAGTGGCCCATCCGTCACATCCTTACCTTTCGCAATCACGACCGCCTCGGCCTTGAATGCGGCGAAAGCAATGTCGTAAGCCTGCTTGGCTTGCTTTGCCTCCCAGCGGTCCTGAAGCGACATGAGGCGCTCGAGCCGGTCCAGATCGGCGCCGCTCTCGACCGCGATGCGAAGCAGGTCGGCCGGCGTCGTCGTTGTGATCGACGTTCCGGTGGGTTGGGCAACAGCCATCGGAAGCTCTTTTCGATTATCCGTTTCCATGTCAATGACAGCTTGTTCTGCGACGCGATTCATGGCTTGTTCCTCAAATGCTTGTAACGTGTCGGCCGCGAGCCAGTCGGGGCCGTCATCGGTTTTCACGTCTGACTCCATGCCGCGCGAACTGCGAGGCTGGAGTCGGGAATCGAAGCAATGCCAATCGCACATGCAAACGCGATTGCCATCGCGACGAGAATCCCGGCGACCGGGCTTCGCTCGAATAGACGGTCGAGCGCGCCACACAGGTAGGTGATCGGGTTCATCGTGCAGTCCCCATGAGAAGTTCGTGCGCCGGTGCGATGCCGCACACGATCAGATACAACACGCCGAGCGCCGCGAGCGGGAACCAGTCGCGCGATACAACCGATCGGCTGTAACCGCGCAATACAGGCGTTGGGCTGTTGAGGTGGGTGCGCATCATGCCTCCCGCTCACGCTGCTTCAGCCACTGCTTGCTGGCGTGGCTGTGATTCATGAAGCCCCATGACCCTGACGGCTTCGACAAATCACACCAGCCAGTGCAGTCATCACAGAGCGGAGCGCCGCAGACGAATTGCCCGGTGTGGTCGCAGTCATGCGTTGCCTGAGATTTGCACGAGACGCACGTCATACTGGAATGCTCGGCACAGAACCGAGCACCGTTTTCGGTTGGGCGATCGCATGGTCCGCACCATGCGCGGTCAAATGTGCATTTGGAATTACTCATCGCGCACCCCGGCAATGGTGAAGTGCCGCACCGGCACCGGCGCTTCCTTGCGCCCGGCCTTGATGAGGGCGGCGTCGAGCGTCATGCGAACGCCGGACGTGAGAAGGGGCGTGCCGTTGTGCCGCGCTGCGTCGTCCTCGGCGGCGATCATTTCGAGGGCGAGGGCCATGTCGAAAGAGGCCGCAAAAAGTAGCGCGTTTCCGGGCGTATCGACATGCACTTCGTTGAGCGATGCCAGCACCATCGGCGAATGCTGCGAGCCGATGTGCAGGTGGTGTCCAGTGCCGCTGACGTGGTACGGCCCCGGCGTGTGCTTGATCTCGTTCATGCTGCACCTCGCGCGCGGAGCATGGCGTCGGCGATCGCGTATGCCTCATGCGCCATGCTGCGCATTTCTTCCTCGCGGGCGCTCTTCATCGAGATGGTCAGCGGCCGCATCGCCTTCGCCGCGAAGTAGTCGCGCAGGCTCATCCCGTGCGCGCCTTGGTGCATCGTGTCGCCGTCGTCCGCAACATATGTCTTCGTGGTGGATGGAAACGCCGGTTCGCGGTAGAAGCGATTATTCGTGGTATCCATGTGGTCCCTCGTTGTGGTGTGATTGCGCGCAGGGCGGGCGCGGTTACTTGTTCTTGCTCGGATCGGTGTCGTCCCATTTCTGCCAGTCGCAATCCGGCAGTTCGTCCGTCACTTCTCGTCCCGCCCATTTCTCGAACGCTTCACGGCTTACTTTCGGGTAGTGGCGTCCCGGTGCGACGGTCGGACTGTCGTACTGGATCGTCGTGCCGAGCGAGTCGACCCATACGATCTGACGGTCATTGATGAGCCGCGCGAAGAATGGTCCGGCGGCTTTCGGGCGTTTCGCACGCCATACTTGGCCGCGTTTGAAGTCGGGCATCGTCGTTCTCCTGTAGCGGGCGGAGCTGGTCAGTCGGCACGCACGACGCGCAGAGCGCGTGTGCGGTGGTCGTTGCAGCTGCTCACGCCGGCGTTGCCCGGCCCGAGCTCTGTGCCGCAGGACGAGCAGTACGTCTGTGCGAAACGCGGCGATGCGGCGGCGAGGTCGGCGTCCGCGATGCGCCGCGCGATCTCATCGTCGAGCGCCGCCTTGCAGACGTTCCAGACCTCGTACACGTCCTCGATCTGGCCGCGCCGCAGTGCTGCATCCAACACGGCGATCTGCTCGGTGGAGAACGGCAACACGTCGAACGTCACGCTGTCGGCGATCGCTTCGTTGCGCTCGTCGCGCGCGAGCGCTGCGTCGTCCTCCGCAGCCTGCAGGTGGTCGGCGTGGCGATCGACCAGCGCGGGCAGGGCGCGCACGTTGTGATGGTGGGATCGAGGAATGTGCATCGCATCCTCCATATGAAAGTAGGATTGCTAACTGAATCGAAGTCTTAAACAGCGAATCTGCGTGCTACGGGCGGTGCTCACCGGCGACGCCTCCAGAGTACGAACCGCCGCCGGTCAGAACTGCATCACTCGCGCGCCCGGCTACTCCCGGCCGTGCCGGCTCCGGGCCGCGCGAGGTTTGTGCCGATTACAACGCCATCGGTCACGTGTTGCTGGCTGTCTTGTGTCAGGTCCGTTCAAGCTGCTAGCGGTAGCCAAACTTCGGCCCAGCGCGCCGCGCCTGTCCTGACTCACGACGCAGATCGCGCCGGCCGGTTGCTCCGCGTGTGCGGTCCCGGCATACCTTCGATTGTTAGAGAGCGTTCCGCTTGGGGCGGTGGCGCGGCGTCGGTGCCGCGTTGGAAGTCATTAAACCAGATGGTGTATGCGACGTCAACACCATTTGGTTTATGGTCAGCTGGAAATTTGTAACAGACGCATCGGTGGCCACTTTTTTAAGCGCCTCCTGACAGCAGTTGAAAGACTTCCGAAACTGCGGCTACACTACTGTACATGCATACAGTGGTATGACGAACGGAAGACGAGGGCGGCCAGTGGAAGAAGAAATGAAGACGCGCCTGCGCTGCAGGCCAGGGGACTTGGCAAGGGTCGTGGCGAGCACGAACCCAGCGCTGGTCGGCACGATCGTGACGATTCAGCGACTGCGCTCAGACGGTCGGTGGGACGTGCTACTGGAGAAGGAAGCTTTCGGTTTTACAGCGGTCGCGAAGCGTCCAGTCGTGACGCGTGAATTTTCATTCTGGGATGCGTCGCTCGAGCCGCTTCCGGATGTGATTGGGCGTATCAGTCGCCAGGTGGCCTGTCTTCGTCCTGAACGGGCGCTGGGCGCGGAGCTGACTGGGATAGCAGCCCACTGATGAACGCCTCCACCTTGGCCCGGCCGATTTCGTCGAGACGCTCCCATCCGGCCGGCGCTGACATCTGCTGAACCCGCGGACGCGGGGCCAGAAGGTCGATTACTTCGCCTCCGGTGCTTTCGCGCCAAGCACGCTCGAACTCGAGCGCGACCTTCTCGCCGAAGGACTTCGATCGCGCCATATCGTTGATCTGCTGCGGAACCCTTTTCATCCGCCGCGCAACTTCGGCCTGCCCGTGCAGATCGACCAGCCGGCCGAGTGCCTGGCGGCGCAATTCTGTCACTTCGCTATGGGTCAGTAGATCATCTTTCATACGCGAAATTAGACCACCGTAAACCAAATGGTGAAATAAACCAGAAGGTGTTGATGTCGATAAACCATACGGTGTATGATGGCCGCATGGACAAGCTCAAATCCTTCTTCGCCGGCATCCCCCGCAGTGATCGCGATCATTTCGCAGCACGCTGCGGGACAACTGCCGCCTTCCTCAGGAACGTTATTTACGGACAGCGCAAGGCTGGCGAAAAGCTCTGCGTCGCCATCGAGCGCGAGTCGGGCGGCGTTGTGACGCGCCGCGACCTGCGGCCGGACGACTGGCATTTGATCTGGCCCGAGCTGGCTGAACCGGCGAAGGAGGGGGCGTGAAACTGCATTCCGTTATTCGCTGTCGCGCGGCGGCGGTTCTCCGGCAGCTTCGAGCAGCGCCGCAAGCGCGAGCGTCAGGTATTCCTCGTATTGAGCGTTCGGGTGCGCGGCCCGCGCGTCGAGCAGCTCTGCAGCGATCTCTCGAGCTCGCTCTGCAAATTTCTTCTTCTCCGGATGAAGTTCGACCAGCGTCTGAACTGCGCCTTCCTGCAGATCGGAGCGCGCGAGCAGGAGATTGAACCCGGTTTTGAGAGCGGAGATTTGCGACTTCAACGACGCGATCTCCCGCTCGAGTTGTTCGATTTTGTCGGTCATGCGAGCCCCGTTGTGTGGTTGTTGAAGAGGTCAGAGGCTTCGATTTTCGCATAGCGGTGGTTCGCATCTTTTGCAGTCGGCCAGGTGTTGTCCTGGCCATTATTTCGCCCCGGCGCCAACTGGGTAAGCAAGTGGGTAATCAACTGGGTAACGATTGATTTTTCGTATGAACCAGACTGAATTCAGGATCTTCGCGCCGTGGGTGCAGGCCGCGACGCTGCCGGAAGCGGAGATCGAAGCGATGACGTTCGAGGACTGCCTCGCACGCGCGCTCGAGCTCGGCCTTCGCCGGTTCGACCGGAAGACGCTCGCGCGCAATTGCGACATCCACTATCCGCACTTCGCGGACCTCGTCGCCGGCCGCCGGCCGTTCCCTGCCACGAAACTGCACCTGTTTTGCATGTTCACGGGCTGCGATTACCCGCGGCAGTGGCTCGCCATCCAAGAGCGCAAGGCGATCGAGGAATATCGCCAACTCAGCCAGCGCGCGATCGGTGAGTTCGTCCAGCAGGCATTCGGCCAGCGGCAGGCGGCGGCATGACGATCACTCTGAGCCAACGCGACGTCGGGAAGCTCTTCGTGCGCAAGCTCGGGCGTCCGATGACGTACCTCGGGGTCGTCGAGGAGAAGCACCTATTCATCTTCCGCGATCCTCCGCAGGACTACCTCGCGTTTCGTCCGGACCAGCTCTGGATGCTCGAGCGCGTTCGGCCGGAGGCAGCGCCGGTAGATGGCCTCCCGAATCCGCTCACCAAAGTCGAGGGCTGACATGGCGCGCATTCGCACGATCAAACCTGATTTCTGGACTGACGAGAAGATCGTCGAGCTGTCGTTTGAGGCGCGCCTGTTCTTCATAGGCTCATGGAATTTCGCAGACGACAACGGAAACCTGCAGCGCTCCGCGAAGAAGCTGAAGATGCAAATCTTTCCGGCCGATTCGATCGACTGCGAGCCGATCATTCAATCACTGATTGCTCATGGAATGCTCAGTGAGTACGAGGTGAATGGCGAAAAGTACTTGCACATCAAGGGATTCCGCAAACATCAGGTGATCAATCGTCCGTCTAAAACCGGACTTCCGCGACCCGAAACAGATAGCACTCCTACATCACTCACTGAGTCCTCATTGACGGAAGGGAAGGGAAAGGAAGGGAAAGGAAAGGATAAAACCGACAGTACTGTCGTCGTCACAGCTGACTCAAGCGGTATCGCGCGAGACGACGACGACAGTTCGCCGCGGAACAACGCCGAGTGGATTCGGTACTTCGCAGACCGGCACGGCGTAGAGATCGATCACATGAGCGCTCACCAGCGCGCCAAGGCATTCCCGCTATTCGCCGCTTGGACAAAAGCGGGTGTGACGCGAAGGCAGGTAGACACGGCTGTCGCGAAGGCGCAGGCCGAGGCGACAGAGCCGATTGCCTTCCTCCCGGCGTACGTGGACCGCGTCTTGGCGTCGATGGCTGCGCCTCGCGCTTCCCCGCAACCGAGCTGGAGTGACCAGAACGCACAAACGATCGCAGCCCTCACCGGAAGGAATCGAAGCCATGAACCAGATGACCGAACCATCGACGTTTAAGCGCCCGGATTGGCCGCTGGACGCGCTCCCGCAGCACTGGGTCGAGGCCCTGTTCTCGAAGATGGCGGCGTTCTACGGATCGCGCTTCGCGACGATGTGGAACGGCACGAACGTCCTCGAGGTGCAGAAGGCCTGGGCGGTTGAGCTCGGCAAACTGTCGCGCGAGCAGCTGAAGGCCGGCAGCGACAATCTGACGGCACTCCCGAAGCCGCCTACGCTGCCGGAGTTCGTGGCGCTCTGCCGGCAGGCTCGCAGCGAGCAAATGGCATCGGCCGTTCCGCGGCTTGCCGACGAGCGTCCGGCCGATCGCGCGACCGTCGAGGCGAACCTCGGTGCGATCCGTAAGGTGCAACAGCGCGTTATGCGTCGGGAACCGACCGCCGAATGGGCGTTCAAGCTGTTATTGCGCGGCAAGTCCGCGAGCGCCGCTGCGCTGCCTTCCGAAGTTGTCCGTTGCGCGCGCGATGCGATCGTTTCATCCGCCGGTGCGAAGGTGATCACCACATGCACTAATCCCGAGATTCGCAGGGAATACCAGATCGTGCGTGATGCGGCTATGGGCGAGCTTTCGGCAGAGGCGGCGATATGACTCGGCACTTCTGGCGTACCAACGAAAAGGCGCTCGTCACTCGCATGTACGAGGCAGGCGACTCGCTGCGTGAAATCGCGGCCGCGACCGGGGTTAGCGCGGATGCGATCCGTCGCGCAGTCGGTCGATGGAAACTTCATCGTCCTATCGGCCATATTGGTATCGAGACTCGCGAGAATCTCCTATGGCCGCGTATGCGCATCGCCCTGCAGCAGTCAGGGGGACTATCGATTTATGAATTGTGCGACGTGTTAGAGACACACAAAAGCACCGTTCTGAAGACGATTGCTCGGCATCGGGGCGAGTTGCACATCGTCCGCTGGATCCCGACCACGCGTCGGCCGAAAGCCATCTGGGCACTCGGCACGCGCATGGATGCGCCGAAGCCTGTTGCGGTGCGAGTCCGGAAGCAATCGAATCCGTTCGCACAGATGGCTGCGCAACTTTCTGCATCCGAGACGAGGGCCGAATTGTGCTGATGCGCGCGACCCTCAAGCCGAAGAAATGCCGAGAGTGCGGCGTCGTCTTTACGCCGGCTCGATCGCTTCAGAAGGTTTGTTCCCCGGCCTGCGCCGTCGCCCTGACTGAGAAGGAGAAGGCGCGGAAGCTAGCTCGAGCGCAACGCGCCGAGCGCAAATCACTGCGTGAGGCGCTCGATAAGGCGAAGACTCGCGGCACACATTTGCGCGAGTTGCAGACCGTGTTCAACCGATGGATTCGTGCACGCGATGCCGATTTGCCGTGCATATCCTGTGGCCGACCCGCCAGTTGGAAAGGGCAGTGGGATGCCGGCCACTACCGATCAGTTGGTTCCAATCCGGCCGTCCGGTTCGATCCGCTCAACGTGAACAAGCAGTGTGGGCCATGCAACGTGCATCTATCGGGGAATCTGATCGCATACCGCGCCGGCCTAGTAGCAAAGATCGGTCTAGAGGCGGTAGAGCGCCTTGAGGGGCCGCATCTCCCGTTAAAGCTCACCATCGCCGAAATCCAAGACATGAAGGCGTTCTATCGCGCCGAACTTCGAAAAATCTCCAACAGCCAACCAACGGAAACCCGATGAACGCTACCGAATCATTCAAAACAGCCGCCACCGTCGCGATTCCGCAATATGACGAGATAGACGAAATCCTATATCACTGGTATCGATGGTCGAATGGTTTTACCGAGGTGCGGTCGTATTCCGGATCGGACTCGACCTGTCGGGATTTTCGGATCAGCCGCCAGTTCATGGATCACTCGGACCTGAATGACCTTGTCGACTATCAGATCCGCAAGACTATCGGGGAGCGCGTCGAGCCCATGATCCACAAGCTGGCCATGAAGCACCGCATCGCGATCAACGTTGCTATGAAGAACATGGAGGTCGGTGCGAAGGTCTGGCACAACGCACGGTATCCGGACGCGCGAGAAGCTGACTACGAAGAAGCGAAAGCGCTACTCCGACCAAAATTTATTGCTGAAGGACTTGTAAACTGAATCCGGATCGACTACACTCTGTGGCGAGGCGTGGATAGTCGCGCCCGCAAGATTCGTAAGCCCCGCCGGTGAAAGCTGCGCGGGGCTTTTTATTTGCGCATTGGTGTCGGTGAAAGTCCGGGGAGTGATGAACTGGTGCCTGTGTAGCGCTGCACGGCCGGCTGCCTCACGAAACGAGGCGTTTTCACGCATGGCGATACAGTGGGCTCCAGCATGCCAGTAGCGATGTTGCCTTCACCGGTTCGACTCCGGCGCTGTTCTGGCCGCCAGCCGTGAGAGCGAATGGCTGCTATAAGTCGTTGCCCGGCAGGGGGTAGCCAGTCCTCCGCCATAAGAGCCCCGCTTCGGACGGTCGCTCTCAACCTTGTCTCCATCGCGCGCCACCCCGTGCGATTCGCCCGGCTAGCCCGGGCTTTTTCTTTTCCCCTTCTGGCGCAATGCTGGACCGCCCGGCGCGGTAAGCGGTGAGTGTGCGTCGGATCACGGCGATAACCGCCGCAGTCCGTGATGCGTCGTTCCGGTGGCAGTCCTCGCTGCCGCGAAAACGGCAGGCGCGGGCACCTTAACTGATGACTATGGACAAGCCAGCCAAACGCGGGGCTGATACGCCTGCGAAGGCTGGCGGTCGCCCCAGTTCATATCGATCGGAGTATGCCGAGCAGGCGCGCAAGCTTTGCCGCCTCGGGGCTATCGACAAAGAACTCGCCGACTTCTTCGGCGTGTCCGAGCAGACGATCAATGCCTGGAAGACTGCTCATCCGGAGTTTCTTGAGTCCCTAAAAGCGGGGAAGGAACTGGCCGACGCTGAGGTCGCGGATAAGCTGTTTCAGCGTGCAACCGGGTACAGCCATCCGGCGGTGAAGCTGTTCATGTACCAAGGGACAGTTATTCGCGAGGAATACACCGAGCACTACCCCCCTGATACGGCGGCGATCATCTTCTGGTTGAAGAACCGGCGATCAGATCTCTGGCGGAATGTGGGGCCAGCAGAGGGCGGCGCGGAGGACGATTCCAAACAGACGGTCGTCGTGATCAACGGCGGACTGCCAGATGCCCCGAATCGAGATTAACCTGCCGACGCTCCATAGCGGCCAGCTGGCTGCATGGAACAAGCGCACCCGCTTCAATGCGCTGCGCTGCGGGCGCCGGTGGGGCAAGACGCAGATGCTGATCTCGATTGCTGGAACACGTGCGACGCATGGCGAGTACATCGGCATCTTCGCTCCGGATTACAAGATCCTCGGCGAAACATGGCATGACCTCGAAACAGCGCTCGAGCCGGTCACGAAGCATTCGAACAAGACTGACGGGATCATCCGCACGCTTTCCGGCGGCCGCATTGATTTTTGGACGCTGAACAACCCGAAAGCAGGCCGGTCGCGGAAGTATCACGGCGTACTGGTCGACGAGGCCGCATTCGCTGGCGACGACATGCCGGACATCTGGTCGAAGGCGATCGAGCCGACCCTATTCGATTTCTGCGGCTGGGCGTGGGCGGTGTCGACGCCTAACGGCAACGACCCGGACAACTGGTTCTACCAGCTCTGCACCAAAAAAGAGTTGGAATGGACGGAATATCACGCCCCGTCAAATACGAATCCGTATCTGTCGGCTGAGGAATTTGAGCGGATCCGCCGACGCAACGAACCGCGAGTTTTCCAGCAGGAATACCTCGCCGAATTCGTTGACTGGAACGGCGCGGCGTTCTTCAGCGAGGAATCGCTGCTTGTCGACGGTGAAGCGGTCGACTATCCGACGCGCTGCGATCAGGTTTTCGCGGTGGTCGATACGGCGCTGAAGGACGGCCTCGAGCATGACGGCACTGCCGTCACTTACTTCGCGCGCAACATCATCACCGGTACGCCGCTGACGATCCTTGATTGGGACGTGCTGCAGATCGAGGGCGCGCTGCTCGAATCGTGGCTGCCGACGGTGGCCCAACGGTGCGAGGAGTTGGCCGCGCAGGTGGGCGCCCGCCAGGGGAGTATCGGCGGCTGGATCGAGGATAAGGCGAGCGGCATCGTGCTGCTGCAGCAGGCGCAGAGGCGTGGTCTTCCGTTTCACCCGATCGAGGAAAAGCTCGTCGATCTTGGGAAGGAAGGCCGGGCGCTTTCGGTAAGTGGCTATGTGCACCGCGGTGAGGTAAAGATCAGCCGCTATGCGCACGACAAAGTCACGAACTACAAGGGCCAGACGCGCAATCATTTGATCTCACAGGTGTGCGGCTTCCGTCTCGGGACGAAGACGCCGCACCACATGGATTTGCTAGATACCTTTACCTACGGCGTGGCGATCAGCCTCGGCGATTCTGAGGGCTATTGAATGGGCGGTTACTACGGCGATGCTGACGAGGGCTCGCAAGCGAGTCTGAACGTCGGCACGGCGATGTCCGCTGAGCTCATGCGGCTGCTTACGACGGATGATCTGCAGCCCGGCTCGCCCCCGTCGTATGAGATGTGCAAGGTCATCTACAGCTACCACCCGCTGGGCGCGAAGATGGCCGAGGCGCCTTACGAGGAAGCACTGTCGCAGGAGCGCGAGATCACGATTCCGGGTACGCCCGAAGACGATCTGATCGCCGCATTCCGCAAGGAATGGAAGAAGCTGGGCGGCGTCGGCGCGGACGAGATCATCAAGAGCTTTATGACGCTGAAGCGCGTCTATGGCATCGCGTCGCTGGTGGTAGGTGCGCGAGACTTTCCGACGAACGAGCCGCTGCCGATCGAGCGCATGCATGAGCTCGATCTGTACTTCAACATCCTGGATCCACTGAACACTGCTGGCTCGCTGGTGCTGAACCAGAACCCGAACGCGCCGGATTTCCAGAAGCCCCAATTCCTGCGTGTCGCGAACCACGACTATCACCCGTCGCGGGCCGTAATCGCCCTGAACGAGGCACCGATCTACATCGAGTGGACGAACAGCGCCTTCGGCTTCGTCGGCCGCTCGGTATATCAGCGTGCGCTGTACCCGCTGAAGTCATACGTGCAGGCGATGATCACGGACAACGCGATCATCGAGAAGTCGGGGCTGCTGGTCTACAAGATGAAGTCGCCGGGCGCGGTTATCGACAAGGTGGCGTTGGCATGGGGCGGCCTGAAGCGTCGCATGCTGAAGGGAGCAAAGACCGGTAATGTGATGTCAATCGGCCTCGAAGAAAGCATCGAGTCGATCGACCTGAAGAACATCCGCGATGCCGCGGAGTTCGCGCGGATGAACGTGATCAAGAACATCGCGACGTCGGCGAAGATGCCGGCCGTGATGATCGCGCAGGACACGCTGACCGAAGGGTTCGGCGAGGGCACCGAGGACGCGAAGCTGATCGCTCGGTTCATCGACCGAGTGCGGATCGAGATGGGCCCCGCATACGACTTCCTCGATCCAATCGTGATGCGCCGCGCGTGGAGCCCCGAGTTCTACGCGTCGATGCAGCGCAAGCACCCGAGCCTGTACGGCAACATGCCGTATGCGACGGCGTTCATGGAATGGAAGAACGCCTTCACGGCCACGTGGCCGAACCTGCTGGTCGAGCCAGATAGCGAGAAGATCAAGACCGACGACGTGATCACGAAGGCCGCGATCGCATGCGTCGAGGTAATGCTCCCCGAGCTGGACCCGGAAAACAAGGCGATGGCAATTGGCTGGCTGGCCGAGGTGATGAACGAGCGCAAGCTCATGTTCTCGGCGCCGCTCGAGCTTGATCTTGAGGCGTTGAAGTCATACGAGCCGCCGCAGCCCATCGCTGAACCGCATCCGATCGTCGAATCGTCGCACGAGTAAGCGATGAGCGTCCGCCCCGCAATCAATCGCACGTTTCACGACGTGCTGACCGAGGCTATCCGCGACATCAGTGAGCACGGATATGACGATCCGGCCCGGCTGCAGGAATGGCTGCGCCGGCTCCGCTTCGCTGCGATGGCGGACCTGCCGACCGACGCCGAGATGCGCAACCGGATGCAGGTCGCAATGGACGCGGTGTTCCGCCGCACGCTGTCGAAGACTGGAGCGTTGCGCTATCACCCGGGTGTGCCGAGATTCACGATCGACCGGATCACGCCGTCGCTGCGGCCTGAGCTCGACAAGCGCGTGCGCGCGAGCGTGGATCTGATCAAGCTGAATCGCGAGCGCGCAGTCGAGCAGATGCTGCAGCGCTTCGCCGGCTGGACGTCATCGGTTCCAGATGGCGGTTCGAGAGCTATCGAAAAGCCAGAAGTCCGGGAAGACATCGCGAAATCGGTACGCCAGCTTCGCTATGAAGAGCGCCGTGTCTCGATCGACCAGGGGCACAAGCTCATGTCGTCGATCAACGCGGTCATCGCCGAACAGACGCAAGCGATCGCGATGATGTGGCGCTCGCACTGGCGGCAGGCAGGCTACGACTATCGGCCCGACCACAAGGAACGCGACAAGCGCTTCTACGTCGTTCGCGGCTCGTGGGCGCTTCAGCAGGGGCTGATCACGAAGGGCGACGGCTACCTCGACGAGATCACGCAGCCGGCCGAAGAGCCGTTCTGCCGCTGCTACGGCGTGTACGTGAACAACCTGCGTGACCTGCCGCCTGAGATGCTGACCGAGAAGGGTCGGCGGGCACTTGAAGAAACCCGCATCCGGAAACCTTGAAATGCCGACTGTGAGCGAGAAGCAGCACCGCGCAATGGAAGCCGCGGCGCATGGCCACAGCACGCTCGGCATTCCGAAGTCGGTGGGCGAAGATTTTGTTCGCCAGGATGACCAATGGATAACCGTTCATCCAAATGGGGAAGAAAAAGGGCAGCGGGTATTACTAGGGAGCGGCGGAGAAATAAAGGGAGGGATGGGCGGGAAACATATCGGCGAGAACATAGCATCCGTTTCCAAGACGAGTGAAACGCCGTTCCCGACAAATCATAAAAGATCGTTCTCGGCGCCATTGAGTCCGGACGAAAAATCTGCCGTATCTTCTTATTCTGGGGATGATTTCCTACGAATTAACAAGGAATTGCGTGATGGGAACGCTAACGATCCACAAGTAAAGCGAATTGATAGCGCAATTTCCAAAAGCACGCTTCCTAGCGGTACCGTTCTATATCGCGGCATGTCGCGCGAAGCGGCCAAAAAGCTGTTCCCCGATGGAAACATCACGAAGGGCATGACGATCTCTGATCCGGCCTTCGCATCGACATCAAAATCCGCAGGCGTCGCTGGTGCGTGGGGCATGGGCGGCGTCATGCTAAAGATTGAAACGGGATCGAATGCCGCCGGCCTTGATATGGCTGGAATCGCTCGGAATGAGGGGGAGAGCGAAGTTTTATTGCCGCGCGACGCGAAAATGAAAGTTGTTGGACTGACGCCCCCAAAAAAGCCTGGCGATCCAGTTATCGTGCGTGTGCAATACGGTGATCACGACGATGGCGTACGCATGGACTCCAACGATTCTTATCGATTGGATTCAAACTACAGCAAGCGTAATGCGCAGAATGACTGCGCCGGCATCCTGTTCCGCGCGCCGGGCCCGCTGTTCCTGCTCGTTCAGCGCAGCGACACCGGCGAATGGGAACAGCCGGGCGGCCACGTCGAGGGCGACGAAACGCCCGAGCAGGCCGCGGTGCGCGAGACCATCGAGGAAATCGGCGGTTGCCCGGAAGGGCTGCGCTGGGCCGCTCGGCGAAATGCGATTCCCGGCGGAGCGGGCGAATACACGTGCTTTCTGCAGAACGTGCCTGAGCCGTTCAAGCCTGTCCTGAATGATGAGCACACGGCATGGCAGTGGTTCGCACCCGGCAGCCTGCCGGAAAAGATGCACCCAGCGGTCGCGCAGACGATCGAGATCCTGACAGGTAATGAACTGGACATCGCGAAGCGTATGGCGGCCGGCGAGCTGCTGTCGCCGCAGCGATACGAGAACGTCTGGCTGTTCGACCTGCGCATTACCGGAACCGGCACCAGCTACCGCACCGAGCACGACGAGTTCGTGTATCGGCCGCCCGAAAACTTCCTGACCGAGGAATTCCGGCAACGGTGCAACGGGCTTCCGGTGATTTTTGAGCACCCGAAGAAAACGATCCTCAACAGCGACGAATACCGCGATCGGTCGATCGGCACGATCTTCCTGCCGTACCTGACCGAGACCGAAGTGCGGGGCGTCGCGAAAGTATTCGACGATGACGCGGCCCGGCTAATGCCGACGTCGCACGCGTCGACCAGTCCCGCGGTGATCTTCCGCGACGCGGGCTCAGCCGAAGCCGTGGAAGTCGACGGTAAATCGGTCCTAATCGAAGGCAACCCGTCCTATCTCGACCACCTCGCAATCTGCGTTGAGGGCGTGTGGGACAAAGGCGGCGAGCCCAGCGGAGTCAACACAGGAGATCCTGAAATGGATGGTATGGAAGAACAGGTCCCGGCATGGGCCGATGCGCTGATGAAGCGCATGGATAGCGTCTGCTCGCGCATGGACGCCATCGAAAACAAGGGCGGTGACCAGATTCCGGCCAAGCCGCTCGAGGCAGATTCCGCCGCAACGACCGCTGAACGCGACGGTGCTGCAGAGCTTTCGCACGAGCATGCTGCCGCGCGTGAGCTGGCAGAAGCCGAGCGCGCGGGAGCGGCCGAACAGCGTGCCGAGCAACGCGCGGATTCGGCGGAAACGCCGGAAGAAAAGGAGAAGCGCGAAAAAGAAGAAAAGGAGCGCGCGGATTCCGCCGCCCGGGCCGACTCGCAACGCCTCGCTCGTGAAAACGAGGAACTGCGCGCGCAGATCAAGCGCATGGACGGCACGCTGTCGACGCTGGTCAAGCCGCTGTCGATCGAGGATCGCGACGCATTGGCGTCGGCTCAGATGCGCGCGGACTCGGTCATGCAGATGTTCGGGCAGAATGCGACCGCGCCGTTGCATGGCGAGAGCCCGATCGAATACCGCAAGCGCCTCGCCTCGAAGCTGGCTGCGCACAGCCCGGACATGAAGGGCATCAAGCTCGACTCGCTCGACGGCGCCGCATTCAAGGTGGTCGAAGACAAGATCTACGCCGATGCTCAGGTCGCCGCGCGCAATCCGGCATCGGCTCCGGCCGGCCGCCTTATCCCGATCGTGTCGCGTGACGAAGCGGGGCGCCAGATCACTCGCTTCACCGGTGACATCGATGCCTGGATGCAGCACTTCAAGGCACCGGGCGTCGTCTGCAAGATCAACCGTCAAGCCAAGGGGGCATAAGCCATGTCGATTTCGTTCAATCCGATGGTGACGAGCGCACCGACTGGCACCTTCCGTACCGATACGGAAGGCTATGTCCAGGGCGCCGTCATGGACGATCCGTCGTCCAACATGTGGCTGGCAAGCGCGATCATCGCCGCGTCGGTCACGGGGCCTGTCTGGGGCGGTATGGCCATCACCGAGAATGTCGCGGCGCCGAATCAGAACGGCCTCGGCAACTCGCTGGTGATCGCCGCGAACAACGCCGGCGTGACCGGCTTTACCGTCATCAACCGGTCTTACAACGCGATCCTGACGCCGGGCAACAACGTGCCGCAGCTCACGGCGGGCATGACGGCGATGTTCTACCGCCTCGGCTCGAACGCGCGCATCGCGGTGCAGTGCGACGCGACGCTGGCTGGCAACCTCGATACGGGCGCGATCAACCAGCAGGTCTCGTGGGACTTCACGAACCAGAAACTGGTCGCATACAGCTCTGGTGCCGGCGCGCTCGCGTGCAAGGTGCTGTCCGTCAACACGAAAAGCAAGATCGTCAGCTACAACTCGGGCACGGGTGCACTTACCTGGACCGAGGGTGCGGCAGCGATCATCCAGATCTAAGGAGCCTCCGAAATGGCAAATTACTTCCCGGCTCAGGCCAAGGTCGCGCCGAGCTTCTCGGAGCCCGAGCTGATCGTCACCTACGCGCAGGCATCCGGTGCGTTCAACGCTCTCCCGGGCGGCAAGCCGCGCGTTAAGATCGGCAGCGAAGATCTCTTTGTCTACATCAACGCGCTCGATCTGCGCACTGAAACGCAGGCATCGCAGGGTGCGCCGAACATGCTGCCGTCGGCGACGCTGACCGCCACGTACTATTCGACGGCGACGTATCTGATCCGCACGCGCGCGCAGTGGGACCACCACGACACAGCCGCCGCGGCCGCATATTCGGTCGGTCTGCCTGCTGCGCAGGATCTCGCACAGCGTCAGGGCATCTTCCAGATTATGCGAACGGGTTTGCTGGTCGGCTTCAATCCGGCAAATGGCGAGGGGCTGCTGAACACGATCGGGGCTACCGCCGTGACGCTCCCGCCCGACAGCTACGGCAACACGACGGTTTCGACCTACGACAACGGCGAAATGGCTCTGTGGATCCTCGCGCAGATCGTTGCGTTGAAGACGCGCATGTTCCAGTCGGGCGGCAATGTGCGGAGCAAGATCCGCATCATCAGCCCGCAGCGCGTGTTCCTGCAGCTGTCGTATGGATCGATCGTGCAGGTCGTTCAGTATCAGCGCCCCGGCGCCGGTACGGCCACCGTCGGCCAAGTCGTGCAGAACGTCGTCGAAGAAATGGGCGATGAGATCGAGTGGTATTTCGATGACACGCTGATCGGCAAGGGCGCGGGCGGCTCGGATGCGGTGATTCTTACGATTCCGGAGATCGAGAAACCGGATATCCCGGGCATCAATACCAACGTGTTCGCGGACGTCAACCCGAACATGAAGGCGGTGAACCTGATGTACGCGGATGCCGCGGCGCCGATCAAGATTCCGACGCCGATCCCGGACGGTGGCATCACCGAAGTGCAGGAACTGCGCGTGACGTCCGGTTGGGGCGTCCGTCCGGAAGGCATCACGATCCTGTCGATGCCGCACTGAGCAGCACCGTAGCGAGAGTCTGTATCACCACCCTGAAGGGGCGCCAGCGTGGCGCCCCTTTCTTTTTCTCGAGGACGACATGTCGATTTTCATCGCCAACTGCACGAAGCAGCATCTCGATCACCACTTCCGCTCCCCCGAGCATGCCGGCAAGGCGCAGGTCGTGCACATCCCGTCGGGCCAGCAGCGCGAAATCGCGCGCGGTGCGTCGAGTGCGGCCATCGAAGCGCTGGTGCGTCATCTCGAGCAGTTCGGTTTCCGCAACGCGGAAGAGGTGAACGGTAAGATCAGCGAGTTCTCGGGCTACTTGTACCGTATTGGCAAGCCCGTTACCGAAACGCATATCGTGACCGGCCATGACCAGCTCGTCGATACGCAGGAGCGTCGCTCCGCGCAGGAAGCGACGCGGAGCGCGCTTGCCTTTGACAGCGCCACGCGCGACAAGAAGGGCGGCGGCAAGGGCCGGCGCATGGCGAGCGTGACGTCGGTCGAAGTGAAGCAGGACGTCCCGCCCGGGCAGAAGCCGACCGGCGACGAAGTGAATTTCTCGTTGGAGGTGACGCCGGAAGGCCGCACCGACGCCAAGCTCCCTGTCTGACATGTCCTTCGTCGACCCGACCCAGCCGAATCTCGCGGACTTCACGACGTTCGTCTACAACCAGGGCGTACCGGAGTCCGATCTGCCGACGGACTCGCAGTACCTGCAATGGGCGTACACGATGGCGATGAACCTCGCTCTCGTTCCGCCCTGCAGCGTGCCGTCGATCGTCTACGTGCTGGCCGTGTACAACCTCGGCATGCATCGGCTGCTCAAGGTCGCTCAGGACATCCCGCCGTCGACATTCTTCTCGCAGCAGCGCACGGCTTTCAAGCTGATGGCGTTCGTCGCGGGGGTCGTGCAGTCGTCGGCGGATCAGGGCACATCGAACACCCTCGTCGTTCCCGATTTCATGAAGAACCTGACGATGCAGGATCTTGACCTGCTGAAGACGCCGTGGGGCCGCGAATACCTCGCATACGCGCAGCAGTACGGCCCCGACATCGTCGGAGTTTCCTGATGCCAACTCTCCATCTCGGCGTAGTGGATGTTGCCTATACCGGGCCTGATGCAAAGCCCGGCGTCACGACGGGCGATGTCGCTACGTTCCTCGAGGAGGAGTACCACGTAATGCGCGTGTTCCTCGAAATGTATGAGGAAGAGATCGGCGAGCTGCTGGCGAACGACATTGCGGGCGAGATCGAGAGCATTGCGCAAGGCAAGCCGGTGCGCGGACTGGCATTGGATGTGTCGACGGGGAAGATCGGTGAACTGTTTCGCGATTTCCTTGATGCGCGCGAATGGAAACAGGCGAGTGCTCAGGCTGTGGCGGCCGCAGAAGAAGGCGTCAACCATCGTAAGAAGCGGCCATACGCCGCAGAAAATTCGGCGCGTCCGGAATTCGTCGACACGGGCCTCTATCAAGCGGCGTTTCGTGCATGGATAACCAATGGGTCTGATCGATGAAGCAGCGGCCGCGCCGGGGGATCTCGCCGCGGCGCTCGAGGCCGGCGTCGAGCAGCTGTCGCGCAACCAATCGGTCACGTTCCAGCAATACACGAAATCGACGCTTCCCACCGATGGCTACGTGTTCTGGGTGGCGACTGGGACCGCGCAACAGTTCAGCGGTTCGCTGCACATCCTGACCGATCGTCGTCAAGAAGAAGACCAGACGATCGCCGCGAACAAGCTGCTATTCACTGCCGAGCAGGAGATATCGCAGCTCAACACGATTTCGCCGGGCACGATGTGGATCGGCACGTGGCAAGTCGACGGCGCGACGCTGCAGGTCGCGTTTGCCGAGACCGGTTTGAACTATCAGCAGGCCGGCCTCTGGCACTACCGCGGCTTCGCCGTCTACCCGGCGCTGGCGTCGCAGCTCGTTGCGAGCGCGGCCGACCTACCAGTCGAGCCGATCGTATCGAACAGCCTGCCGATCTGGCTTTCGCTGACGACCCTCGCCGGCGCGCCGGTGTATCCGTCGTTCCTCGTGCCGGACAACGTCGAACCGCCGTATGTGACGGCGCATATCGAACCGGGCGAGACGATCGCGATCCAGTCGTTCCCGACCTACACGTGGCCGGGCACGCCGACGCCGCCGACGCCGCTGCAGCAGATGGCGAGCTCGCAGCTCATGCGCGACACCGTGCGGCTCACGTTTTATGGCTTCACGAACCAGCGGGCAATCCAGTTCTACGCGTCGCTGGTTGACTATTCGCTGAACACCGACGATTTCGGCTTCTGCAATTCGCCGGCGATCCGCGACGAGAAGCGCACGCAGGTCGAAATCGCAGCGCTTGCGATGAAAAAGACCCTGACGATCCTCGCGTCGTACTACCAGGGAACCGCTGACGCGATCGCGCGGCGGCTGATCCTGTCGGCCAGCATCACCACCACTATCCAGGAGTAATCGAAATGCCCCAGAACCCCATTGTCCCGCGTCCGGGCGGCTCGCAATCTGCGCTCAATGTCAGCGCCCCGACTGTCGTCAAGGTCACGCCGGGCACGCTCGTGCGCATCACGGTGTTGACGGCCGCCACGGCTGGCACGTTCGGCGCATACGACGCGGCCACGACCGGCGCGGCCGCCACGGCTAACGCGATCGTGCAATACGCGAGTGGATATCCGGCGGTCGGCTCGGTGATCACGCTCGAGTGGCCGTGCAATACCGGGATCGTCGTGAATCCGGGCACCGGCGGCGCCGTTTCTGTCGCATTCGCGTAATCCCGAGAGGCCGCCAAAATGGCTCAGACCATCACCCAGACGATCGTCAATCTGAACGTCACCGTCACCCGGGCGCCCGTGCCGTCGCAGCTTCAGCGCAGCGGTGCGATCGTCTCGGTGGGCGGCACGACGCTTACGCCCGGCACGTACCAGTACTGCGGGCTCACTAGCGACCTCACGGCCATTCTCAGCGGTTCGGGAAACTCGACCGAGCTGACGAACATGGCGAACACGCACTTCGCGCAGGGCTCGGCCATCGGCTTCTACGTGCTCGAGCTCGGCCCCGAGATTGGCGTCGACCAAGGAATTGGCCTGTTGCAGACGTGGATCTCAAACAACCCGGGCGTTTTCTACGCGTACCTCGTTCCTGCGGCATGGGACTACTCGAAAGACGAGGTCGGCAGCGTCGTCGTGACGAACGGCGGCTCGGGCTACACATCCGCGCCGACGGTCACGTTCTCCGCGCCGACGTCGGGCACGACCGCGACCGGCACGGCCATCATCCAGAACGGAAAGGTCGTGGCAGTCACGATCACGAATCCGGGCTCGGGCTATACCGCAGCGCCGACCGTGTCGTTCTCGGGTGGCGGTGGTACGGGCGCGGTCGCCACGGCGAATCTCGCATCGGCATTGAACATTCTCGCCAGCCTGTACTCGTCGCCGACCAGTAAGACGTATTTCTTCGTGACGACGACTGCGGCGAATCTCGCGAATTACTCGACGCTGAAATCGGTGTTCGCGGTGGTGCCGAGCCCGCTCGCACCGTCGACGGAATTCACGGCGGCCGCATTCTTCTATCAGTGGTTGGTCAACCAGCCGGGCGCGTCGAACAAGCTCGCACCGATGGCCTATCGCTACCTGTACGGCGTGACCGCATGGCCTGCGCAGGGCTACAACGCGCAGATCACGTTGATCCTGAGCGGGTACGGGAACATCGTGCTTACTGGTGCGGAGGGCGGCATTTCGACGGCATGCGTGTTCAAGGGCACGCTGATGAGTGGCGATCAGGCGAGCTGGTGGTATGGGATCGACTGGTTCCAGATCCAGGCGAAGCAGCGCATTGCGGCTGCGATCATTAACGGCTCGAACAGCAATCCGCCGCTGCTCTACGACCAACCCGGCATCAAAACGATCGAGTCGGTTGCTGAAGGCGCTGGTTCGAGCGCGGTCACTTTTGGCTGTGCGCAGTCGGTTTCGATCAGCGCGACTGATTTCGTGACATATACGACGCAGAACCCGGGCGACTATGCGGACGGCATCTACAACGGCCTCGCCGCGACGGTCGTCGGTCAAAACGGGTTCCTGACGATCACCTTCAATATCGACGCGGTCCAGTTCTAAGGAGAGCCACAAATGGCAAACCCGCTTGTCAGCCAAGGCACCCTGAACCGGGTACGCACTTCGGTGATCGTGCCGGCGTTCACGGCGTTGAACATCACGGCTCCGTACATGGGGAAATCGTTCGCGCGCCTTGCATTCGAGGGCGATTTCACCGACCAGACCGGAACCGGGACGGGTCTGGTGAATTCGCCAGCGCCGTATGTGCCGTGCACGATTACCGTCGGCATCTTGCGCACGCAGGCGCTCGCTATGGCATGGCGCCAACAGTGGGAGTCGAACAGCGTGCTCGGTCAGGTCAAAACGAGCAGTGATTCGGCCGCGTTTGATTCCATCACTCTGTACGACACCGCGATCCGGCATTTCGACCCTAACGCATGGGACGGGATGGATGCAGTCTGCATGCTCGTTCTGCGCGGTACGTACTACACCAACAATGACCTGTGGAGCATGACGTGATTCAGATCAATGAGGCGATGAACCTCGTCGTTCCGGTGGTCGCCGATGACGCCGGAGTGAAGGTGTGGGCGTATCACACGCCGATCTCTCGGCAGGTATTCGAGGCGAACTATCGCGTGCTTGCGGCTACGAAGGCGGCGCTAATGAGCAAGGGCAGCCTATACATGATGGATTCGGGTCCGCGCATCGCTGCGCTCACATTGCGCGATGAAGGGCTGCGCGAGGCCGAGGCCCGCGGCCGCTTCGATGCGAAGGGTCAAGTCGTAGATGAGGCGACGCCGGCGCTGCTCGCCGAGGTTCGGCGTCTGACGATGGTGCTCGTGCCAACGGCCAACGGCTGGGATTTGCTGCCAATCGAGAGCGCGGTGGCCGCCGGCAAGATCGATGAAGAAGATCAGGCCGAGACGGAGTCGGCGATCGTTTTTTTTACCTGCATCTGTGCGCTGGCGAGCAAGGCGGAACGGAAGGTGCACGCGCACAGCACGGCTTCCCTTCTGAAGGGGTCGATCACGTCCTTGTCGCCTTTGGAGTTCAGCGCTTCCTTGCCGACCTCGACGAAGGGCGCGACTTCGGCGCAGGTGGTGGCGTCGTCGGTTCCGTCCTGAAGTTCGCCGCGGGTGAGGGATTTCGGGAGACGTTCGAACGTCACGAATTCCCATATCGCAGTGCGCGTGATTTTCGCGATCGCAATTTCCTTGAACTGATTCGCATCTTGAGGGGCGGCGGTGTCCAATAAGCCGATTATCAGCGTCGACGTCAACGATCGGCAGTTCAAGGCGTTTTACGACCTCTTCAGCAAGTACAAGACCGATGTTGAGGAAATGCCGAAGAGCTGGGCGGAGGTCGACAAGGCAGTCGCAAAGGCATCTAAATCGCTGAATTCGCATTCATGGTCGAAGGAAGATTTTAAGGTCATGGCGCGCGAGATGGAAAAGGCGGCTGACTCTCAAAAAAAATTCCATCTGTTGTCGCTGGAATCGTCCCTTCATATGAAGAAGATGGCGGACAGTGCGAAGAGCCTGAGCTCCTCGATGTTCGACATCGGAAAATGGATGCTGAAGCTTGGCGCGATCGGCGGCGGTATCGCGGGGCTTGGGGGCATCCTCGGTGCGATAAGCCTGCGTGATCTTGCGCACTCGGCCGTGACCGAGCAGCGCGGCGCGCGCGGCGTCGGATTGACGCCGGGGCAATATAAGGCGTTCGGGATGGATTTCGGACGCTTCCTCGACCCGAGCATCCTGTCGCACGTCGCGGACGCGCAGAACAGCTATCAAGGCCGCGTATGGCTCGGCCTCGCAACTGGCCTCGGTGCTCAGGCTGTCGCGAATCAGGGCCCCGACCAACTCGCGATGCGCCTCGCCACGCGAGCGCATGATTGGTGGACGAAGACACCGGCATCGCAGCGCACGGCCGAGAATCTAGCCGCCGCAGGCTTCACCCAGTCTGGTCTGACGCTTGAGGACGTGCGCCGACTTGGCAATACGCCGATGTCGGAGTTACAGGCCGCGCGCGCACAGTACGGCCGCGACCAGCGCTCGCTGAACGTCAGCAACGGGACGACGCAGGCATGGTATGAATTCGATCGCCAGATCACGCTCGCCGGACGTACGCTAGAGACGTCGCTGACGAACCGGCTCGTCGAGCTCGCGCCGTCGCTGCGCAGCTTCGTGACGACGCTGACGAAGGATGCCGATCAGCTGATCAACGACATCTTCACGCCGAAGAACCTGAAAGCGGTCGAGGATGGAATCACCGGGCTGACGAACTATCTCGGGTCGCCGACGTTCCAGCAGGACATGCGGGACTTCGCCGGTTTGATCGGGTTGGTCGCCGGCGCGATTCGCAAGGCGGCTCGTTTTTTCGGAATCGACACGTCGTCGACGTCGAACGCCGATGTCGGCAATTTCGATCTGGGCAGCGGTGCGAACGACTGGAGTACCGGCGGCATTTCGCCGACCGAGAAGGCGCTTGGCTATACGCGGCATGCGCTGACGATGCCGGGCGACCCGGCCGGCTATCTCGCGAACATCGAGAAGCAGCGCGGACTTCCGCCCGGGACGCTGTCAGGCATGTGGAAGGTCGAGTCGAATTCCGGTAAGAATCTGGTCGGGCCGCTCCTAAAGAATGGCGATCAGGCGATCGGCGACCTTCAGTTCACATCGGGAACATGGAACGACTGGGGCAACGGCGGTGATCGATTCAGTTTCAAGGATCAGGCCGGCGCAGCAGGCCGTTACATGCAGTCCCTGATGAAGAAGTACGGTGGCGATATTCGCAAAGCACTCGCCGCGTATAACTGGGGACCTGGCAACCTCGATAAGGATATCGCGAAGAACGGCGCGCAGTGGGAGTCGAATCTGCCGGCCGAAACGCGCAAGTACATCGCGCAGATCGCCGGTGAGGTCGCCAAACGCAACGCCGTGAAGGTGCAGGTCCAAGTGAGTAACAACACGTCCGCGCGCGTCGCCGTGCAGGCCAACGCAGCAGCACCGGGATTCTGAAATGGCGGGAATCGATCTTTCGTCGGGTTTCCGATCGGCATACGACCTGTCGTTTCAGGTCTCACCGATCATCCTGAATGGCGGGATCGTCGCGAATACGCTCGGTGGGATGATGCCGATTATCGGCCTTGTCGGGCAGCTCGGCGCGCTCGCGCAAAGCGTGCTGTCGAGCGGCAGCGTGGGCCTCGACAATTTCTTCGCGCGCTTCGTCGTGTTGCCCGGCGGCACGATCATCAACAACGCGGTCGGCACGTACCCGTTCGCGAACCAGCAGGTCGCTGGTAACGCCATCGTGATGCAGCCGAAGAACGTCTCGCTGCTGATGATCGCTCCCGTGAAGGACACGGGCGGCTATTTGACGAAGCTGGCGATCTTCACGTCGCTGCAAAGCTCGCTCGAGGCGCACTGCGCTGCGGGCGGCACTTTCCATGTGGCGACGCCAGCGCGGATTTATACGAACTGCATCCTTGCGTCGATGACGGACGTGACGAGCGGCGAGGGCAAGCAGCAGCAAATCCAATGGCAACTTGACTTCGTGCAACCGCTACTCACGCAACAAGCGGCGAGTAGTGCATATAGCGCGTTGATGAGCAAGCTCGCTGGCGGCCAACAGGTGACGTCGCCTGCGTGGTCCGGCGCCGCGGTAGCTGCCGGCTCGGCAGTACAGGGCGCACTCGAGGGCATCGGCAATATGGCGGGCGTCGTAAATCAGTTCCTATCCCAGCCCGCGCTATGACGACGCTTGTTCCTTTCCAGCCGTCGAACGCGACGACACCGCCGTTTCAGGCGACTGTCACGCTCGATGGCGTCGCCTATTCGCTGTCCGTGACGTGGAACATCGCCGGCATGCGCTGGTACGTAACACTTACCGACCAGAACGGAAATATTGCCTGGAACGGGGCGATGGTCGGCTCTCCTCTCGGCTTCGACATCCCGCTCGCGCCGGGCGTCTTCACGACGTCGAATCTGCTGTACCGCGAAGACACTGGAAACTTCGAAATCACACCCTGATCGATGCGCTACTACGACATCACCATTACGCCGGAAGGCGGCACGAAGCCGTTCCGGCGGTGGACGTCGCATCCAAATGGCAAGTTCGATCCGGGCGCGCTCAACATCGAATTCGACATCCCGGTCGCCACATATGGAACGCCGCTTGGCGGCCAATCGCTGCTGATCGAGGGCGTGCCGCTGGAGGATCTGCTTCAGGCTCAGCAGTTCGCCGGCATGAACCTGACGATGAAGGGCGGCATGCAGGCCGGGTTGCCGCTGGCGAATCCAAAGCAGGCTGGATTGATCGCGGCCGGCCAGGTGTGGCAATCGTTCGGGAATTGGGAAGGCACCGAGATGACGCTCGATCTCGTGCTGAACCCAGCGCTGTACACGCTCGACGAGCCCGGCAATATCGTCCTGAACTGGACGGCCGGGACGACCCTGGCGCAGGCGCTGAAGCAGACGCTGTCGGTGGCCTACCCGACGATGCCAGCGCTGATCAACATCAGCGACAAGCTGGTGCAGACGCACGATGAGGTTCACCGGTGTTCGACGCTCGAGCAACTCGCGCAGCTACTCGTCGAGGTCACGCAGGGACAATTCCTCGGCACCGACTACGCGGGGGTGCAGATCACGATCCAGGCCGGCCAGATCGTCGTCTATGACAGCACCTACAAACCGAACACCGTGCAGCTCGCATTCACGGACTTTATCGGTCAGCCTACGTGGATCGCGCCGAATGTAATGCAGGTGAAGCTCGTGATGAGAGCCGACATTCAACTCGGATCGGAGCTGCTGATGCCACAGGGGCTGCAAAACACGCCCGGCATCGTCCTGACGTCTTCTTCGTCGCTGCCGTCGAGCCTCAAGTACAAGAGCGCGTTCCAAGGTAAGTTCTCGGTGATAGAGCTGCGGCACATCGGCAACTTCCGCGCTCTGGATGGCGCGTCGTGGGCGACGATCGCAAACTGCGCGGTGATGAGCAATGGCTGACAACTATTCGAAGCTGCCGCTGCAGCGCTCGCTGAATCGTGTAGCGATCGCTCGAGCGACGCAGGCGATCGAGGACACTGGCAACGCGCTGCCGTGCCGCGTGACGAAGGTGTCGGGCGCGATCGTGACGGTGGAGTTCGAACTGCAGGGCACATGGACACTACCGCCCGTAACGATCCCGAAGGCAGAAAGTCCGTGGATCCGCAATCCAACGCAGGTCGGTGACAAGGGGGTTACGATGCCGGCCGACGCGTATCTAGGCGGCATCTCCGGGCTCGGCGGCGGCACGGCCGATTTTCGGCGCCGCGGCAACTTGACAGCTCTCGTGTTCGTGCCGACCAGCAATGCCGCATCGCCTCCAGATGACCCGAACGCCGCACAGATATGCGGCCCGAACGGCGTGATCGCCCGCACCACGCAGGGCGAGACGCCGTCCTCATGCGTAGTGAATCAGAACGGCATTTCTATGACGTACGGAGGTGCATCAATTTCGCTGACGGCAGCCGGAATCGTCATGAGCTTCGGCGGCCGCACGATCACGCTCGATGCGTCAGGCCTGTCGATCGACGGCAACAGCTACGAGAACCATACGCACGGGTACTTCCCGGGCCCCGGATCGAAGACCCAGACCGATCCGCCCATCAATTGAGGGAGCGACGACGTGCGCACGTGGGGAAGGATCTACAACGAGGACGGCTCGTATCGTTGGGTCGCCGTCACGACAGATGCCAACGGCTACAACGACAACGTGTACCTGACGACGCTTTGCCAGGTGCTCAAGCTTAACCTCGCAGAATCGCCGTTCTATGCGAATTACGGGATTCCAGCTCAGCAGACCGTTGTCACGCAGGTGTTCCCTGACTATTACGCGATGGTCACTCAGCAGCAATTCGCGCCGTACTTCGCGTCGCTCGCGATCGTGCGAGCACCCGGCAGTTTCCCGCCCGTCTACAACATCCAGGCCGTCGCTCATAGCGGCGCGCTACTGAACGCGACCGTAGCGATATGAGCACGATTCCCCTTGTCATGACTTCCGCCGGGCCGGTGCCGACCGATCCGACGACGCTGCGGCAGAATCTCATCGACGGCGTTGCCGCTGAGGTGCCGGACTATACGGCTAATCTCCCTGGCAGTCTGATCGAGGATGTCGCTTCGACTGACGTCGGTGCGCTGACGACGATTGATCAGGCGCGTGTAGAAGCGGTGAACAGCGTGACGCCGTACGGAGCGAATGCGTTCGTGCTCGCGCAGCTGGGTGCCCAGTTCGGCGTTCCTCAAGGCACGAGCGCGAATGGGAGCGTTTACGTCGTCTTCACCGGGCCGGCCGGCTATGTGCTGCCGCCCGGTTTCGTCATCGGAGACGGCACGAACCAATACACGCTGCAGGACGGAGGCGTGATCCAGTCGAATGGACAATCGGCGCAGCTCTATGCAGTCGCGACGAACAGCGGAACCTTCGCGATCCCGGCCAACACCGTCAACCAGATCATTACTTCGCTGCCGAGTGAGTATGCCGGTCTGATCACCGTGACGAACCCACAGGCGGGCGTCTCGGCATCCAGCGCCGAGAGCCCGCAGACCTATCGCGGCCGCGTGCTGCAGGCAGGGCAGGTCGCTTCGGTAGGCACACCAGCGTTCCTGAAAACGCTGCTCGGCAAGATTACTGGCGTACAGCAGCGGCTGATATCCATCAATCAGGTCACGGGTGGCTGGCAGATCGTGTGCGGCGGCGGTGATGCATACGCGGTCGCTGCGGCGATCCTGCAGGGCGCCGGCGATATCTCATTGTTGAAGGGATCGCAGCTCGGCATCACCGGCATGACGACCGCGAATCCGGTCGTCATTCAGACAAACCTCGCGAGCGGCTACACAGCGGGGCAGACTTTCACGGTCGCGGGTGCGACGCCGAGCGCGTTCAACCGCACCTACACAGTCGCCTCGGTATCTGGAAACTCGATCACGACTACGACGAACGGGACGGGCTTCGGAACCTACACCGGCGGCGCGACGTTTTCACCGAACCCGCGCAACGTCAACGTGTCGCTGTTCCAGAACCCGAACACGTACAACATCTCGTTTGTGAATCCGCCGCAGCAGGCAGTGACGCTCGCGGTGACGTGGAATACCACGCTGCCGAACTTCACGGCGGGAAGTTCGGTGAATCAGCTCGCCGCGCCGGCGCTGCAGTCGTACCTGAATTCGATCTACGCGGGCCAGCCCATCAACCTGAACGAGATGACTGCGACGTTCCTCGACGCGGTGTCCTCGGTGATCGATAGGCCGAACGTGACGACGCTCAGCTTCGCGGTGACGATCAACGGGATGCCGGCCACGCCAGCGGCGGGCACCGACATCATCACGTCGGACCCCGAAAGCTATTTCTTCTGCTCGGCCACGGGTGTGACGGTATCGCAGGGGTGATGAATGCAGATCGAGTCGTTCAGCGCGAAGCCGCTGCAGCAGGTCATCCGGTCCTATCTGTATAAGGAATATGAGGACGACGCGTCGCTGCAGGCTTTCGTCAATAGCTTCAACTCGCTGTCGCAAGGATATCTAGATTGGTTCAATCAGGCTCCGCTCGGCCTGTACACATCCCCTTTCATCACGGGCCCGTTACTCGATTGGATCGGGCGTGGCGTGTATGGCATTCGCCGGCCGGTTCTCGCATCGCAGATCTCGACGCGCCTGGCGGGCTATAACGCCAATCCGTACGACACGATCGCGTACAACGCGCAGTATTACTCGGCGAGCCAAACCGCCTCGATCGCGAACGACGACATCTACAAACGCGTTCTGACATGGCATCTGTACCGCGGCGACGGCTTGCAGTTCAATATGCAATGGCTGAAGAATCGCATCGCGCGGTTCATCAACGGTGCGAATGGTAGCGACTGGCCGGTGTTGAATGATCCGCCGTCTATCGCGGTGACGGGGACCACATTCACGGTGACAGCGTACGACACGATCGGGTATGAGGCGCTGCAGTCGTGCTATGCGAATGGTCTGCTCGCTTTCCCGTTCGCATACACGCTGCAATTCATTACCGACAAATTCGCAAGCAATGGCGGAGTCTTGACGCTAGCATTTCCGCTCACGTACCCGACCAGCCCTGCAGGCCTCGCGCCAGGGGCAGTGTGGTGGAACGGTGGCGTGATCAGTGTCATCCCAGGAGTGACGCCCGATCCTAACGCACCGCCTCTCTACTTCATCTATACGTTCCCGCCGCAATTGCTAGCGCTTGGCGGCGGGAATCTTCCGCTCACGAATCCCGGGGTTGGCACGGGCCAGCTTTGGAATGACGGCGGCGTAGTCGCGATCGCCTAACCAGGAATTCGCACATGCCTTCTCTCTTCACGTTCGCCAACAATATCAGCACCACATTGGCGGGGGCGATCTCGTCCGGAGCAACATCGCTCACGCTATCGAGCGCAGCCAATCTTCCATCATCGATTCCAACCGGAAAAGTTCTCGTCATCACGCTCAATGATGCGGCGACTCGGCAGCAGTTCGAAGTGATGTATGCGACTGCCATCTCCGGAGCGACTCTGACTGTTCAGCGCGCGCAGGAGAATACCGCGGCACTCGCATGGTCCGCCGGAGACTTTGCTTACTGCTCACCGACCATGGGACAGATGCAGGCGTTCGGGCAGCTTGGAGATACGAACACATGGTCTGGCAACAATACCTTCTCGAATCCGGTTGCAGTAGCCGCTGCCATTGCTGCGGGACAAGCCGTTAATCTCGGACAATTTACGAGCGGGACGGCGGGTATCGGTAACTGGCTCGAGTTCCCCAATGGCGTGATTATCCAAACCGGGGCAAGTATGGTCGGAACCCCTTCCGACGTGACATTCCCGCGACCCTTTCCGAACAATTGCCTCGGCATGACTGTGTCGGAGGCAGCTGCTAACCCATCGACTTGGGGGTTGGGACTTCCGACTGTCCACGGATATCAGAACCCGACCAAAACGGGATACCGAGCATGGGCCGCTTCATGGAATGGAACGGGCTGGGCTCCCGGAACGTTTAATCAAGCATTCATTGCGATCGGGAATTGAGCATGAAATTTTATGGGCTTCCGCAACCTTTGAACGGCGACGAAGCCGTCACGATCCATCAACTGCAGAACGGGGAATGGGCGAAATGCACGATGCCGTTATCGATGCTTATCCAATTGGTGATTGATAGCTTCCTCAAAAATCTTCCTACGGAGGAACCTACCACGGCGGGCGTCGCTTGGAATAACGCTGGCGTGATTTCCATTTCCTGAGCATTCACATCCTCAACGCAAAGCCCTCTTAGGAGGGCTTTTTTGTTGGTATTGATATGAAAAAAATTCTTCTCACATTGCTGGCGGTTCCAGCGATTGTATTCGGTCAGACATACCCGTCTCCTACTTTCAGCAGCCTGACGCTTCAAAATCCTCTCACCGTTGCGAATGGTGGTACCGGAGCGACGACAGCAACGGGGACGGGCTCCGCAGTCCTTTCGAACTCGCCGACCATCGCGAATCCGTTCATCACCGGGAGTTTGAATGCGACCGGCCTCGTCACGACGAGCGATCTCGCGACTCAGGGGGCGAATACCATTCTCGCAAATGTGACGGCTAGCGCCGCAAGTCCGACGGCTATTGCGATGCCGTCATGCAGCGGCGCAGCGAATGCGCTCGGGTGGTCGTCTGGTAGCGGCCCGGTTTGCAATGGCAGCATCAATGCCGCCACGCTCGGCGGCGCCACGTTTGCGTCGCCGGGACCGATCGGCTCCGGAACTGCGAACAGTGGCGCGTTCACGTCACTTTCCGCGAGCACGTCGAATCCATCATTCAACTATCTCGCTTCAGGCAGCGGCGCCGTCGCGCGCAGCTATGCGAGCAAGTTCGGAGATGTCGTCAGTGCAACGGATTTCGGAGCTGATCCGACTGGCACCGTTTCGAGCACTGCCGCTATCCAGGCAGCAATCAATGCGGTGACGGCGAAGGGGGGCACGGTGTTCTTGCCGATCGGCACTTATAAGATGACTGCGCCATTGGTGTTCCCGAATGCGCAGTTCGTCTCGCTGATCGGTGCGGGGCATGGCGCGCAGCTTGTGAATTCGACCGGCACCAGCTTCGACATGATCACATGGACGAATCCTGGAGCCGGCAACCTGATCCTGACATATTCGACGATTGCGAATCTGTCGCTGTTTCAAAATGGAGCATCTGGATCGGGGGCCGAGATTAATACGCAATACGCGAGTGGCGTCATCATCAAAGGCGTATATTTCGGCTCGCTGGCTGCGGGCGGCGACGGCGTGAAGATTGTCGGAAACGGTTCTACATACTCGCATGAGATTCAGATCATCGACTTTTCCGGGCGTTCTAGCACGGGTAACGCGGTGATCCACATGACGGGCACTGCATCCGACAATTTGATCTCCGGCGGCGTGTACGAAGGCATGTTCGGAACGCTTTATGGCATCCAGTTGGATAATGGCGTCGGCACGTTGCAGATGCAAAACCTGCATATCAGTAATTTTGCTACGAACGTGATCTCGGTGGGAACAATGGTTGGAGTGTTGCAGGCGACGAATTGCATCTTTGATAATGCGTCGCTCGAAACCGCGTACTTCAACGGCATGACCAATGCTGTATTCGTCAACACGCACTTCATGTTCCCGGGATCTGGGCATTCGGGGATCTCGCTGAACAACGCCAGCGGGAATCAATTTAAGTCGACGATCGTGGAATCGGCATCTGGTGCTAATGCGGCGTGGGCTATAGTCGAGACAGGTACATCGAATTCGAATACGTTCGACGGGTTGACGACGACGGGTACGTTCACCTCGGGTATTGCATCGCTCACCGGCATCGATTCCGTTGTCAACCCCACCGGCCATCAGATTGTGCTGGCTAGCAATGGCGCCATTACGTCCGGTGGAACACTGTACTTTTCGTCCGGACCGGCAAGCTCGACACAGACGTTGTCGCAATTTCAGATGCCATTTAACGGCTACATCCGCAAGGTCATTATCGCGAGCGTCAACGCGCCCGGCGCGAGTCAGAGCTACACCGCAACAGTACAGAACGCCGGGGCAAGCACCGGTATGACGGCGACCATCAGCGGAGCATCTTCCTTCGGAGCAACATCTACGGGGTTCGTCTCGATAAGCGAAGGAGCCGGAATCGGTGTGCAGGTCGTGGCATCGTCAGGCGCGGCAGCTACCAACTTGCGCGTTACGCTGGTGATCGGGTATTGACGAAAGGATGGTCTGCTCAAGCGCGTATAATCGCTCGATTCATATACCAAGCGGGACGTTCTGTGAACAAAGTTGAGCGGTATCCGGCGCTCGATGCCATGCGCGGCATTGCTGCACTGACGGTGATGGCGAGCCATATCTTCGGGGATGTGCGGGAGAGTAAATGGGGATGGGTCGTCAAGGAATATATTGACAAGTCTCCACTGAGCACCATGACGTGGGGCATAAGCCCCGTTATGTTCTTCTTTGTTCTTTCTGGATTTGTCCTATCTATTTCCGCCGAGGCGCACGATCTGCGAAAGCTCCCGGCATTCTGGGCCAGGAGAATCGTCCGGATCTGGGTTCCCTATGTTGTCGCGTTGGTTTGCTTCTGCCTGCTGTCGGCTGCGACCATGAAGTTTCATGGCGGCCTGTATCCTTGGGCCAACGATGCGTTTCGCGCCCCTTTCGAATGGGGCGACTTTCTGAAGCACGTGCTTCTGATCGGATCTAATTATCAGATCCATTATATGGGCGTGTCATGGTCTCTCGTTCATGAGCTGCGTGTTTCTTTGATATTGCCGTTTTTGTTGGTTCTGTTGTGGTCAAGGCGTTGGACAGTTATGTTATTGGCATCCGTCGCGACTTTCTATCTCGGCCATTGGCTACTTGATCGAGCAGACCAGAGCGTATACTCGATAGGTTTGAGAAACACGATTTATGTATCGTCAATGTTCATGATGGGGATCATCATCGCTCGCTATCGGAATAGAATCATCGAATCGATGCGCGGCATGTCGCGAGAAACGCGGTTCGTTCTGATTGCTCTGGCAGTCACCTTCTACGGCGGAAGTTTCTGGAATTTTGGCATCTCGTTTCTGCCGTGGTATCCGATTGGTGCGTTGCTCGGTTGTTCAGCGCTGGTTTGCTTAGGGATAACGTCCTCTGGTAAAAGCGCAATCGTTCATAGCCGCTTCTCTCAATGGCTCGGGAAGGTTTCTTATAGTTTGTATCTATGGCATCCCGCCGTTCTGATGGTTTGCTTCCGGTTGATGAACGAGAGCCACCCCGTTGCAATTACTCTGGTGGCGATTGTGGCGACGTTTGCGATCTCTGACATAAGCTACCGGCTTGTGGAGGGCCCGTCTATTACGTTGGGAAGATCTCTTGCTAAGAAAATAAACGGTGCTTTATCCAACAGAGCCGTAGTATCGTCACAGTAAATCTTGTCTTTCTATAAAAAGCCCGCGTTGTCGGGCTTTTTGTTTTTCTGGCCGTACCTATGTATTTCCAGGTGATATTGAGTCTGATTCATATCGCCAAGAATTTTCGAGTTACATATGAAAACAACCGCCCGAGAGGCGGTTTTATTTTTTCGGGGATCACCTGTGACGAGCCACGAAGATATGCAAGCCGACATTGCCGAGAACGAACAGCGCATCGCGGTCCATGAGGCCGTTTGCGCCGAGCGGTATGCAGGTATTCAGGATCGCCTCCAGCGCGGCGACAAACGGATGCAGCGCATCGAATACATCCTTTACTTTCTTGCGGCCGCCGTGATGGTGGGGCCGGCAAACGCGCTGAAGCTTCTCGAGGCGTTCTTCAAATGAACCTGACCGCCGTGATCGTCGCGGCCGGATGCGGTGCTGTGCCGACGCGTGCGGCGCAGTGGGTAGGTCCGCTGCAGGCCGCCTGCGACGCACAACAGATCAGCACGCCGCTACGCATGGCCGCGTTCCTGGCTCAGATTGGCGTTGAGAGCGCGCGTCTGACTGCTGTCACTGAGAACCTGAATTACAGCGCGGAAGGGCTGCTCGCGACGTTTCCGAAGTACTTCAGCGAAGAGGAGGCGCAGCAGTATGCACGCCGGCCGCCGGCTATCGCGAATCGTGTTTATGCCGGCCGGTATGGGAATGGAGACGAGGCGAGCGGTGACGGGTGGCGCTATCGTGGCCGGGGCCTCATGCAGATCACGTTCCACGATAACTACCAGCTCTGCGGTGTGGCGCTCGGTTTGCCGCTCGTGCAGCAACCGGATCTGCTCACCGATCCGGCGAACGCCGCCATGTCGGCCGCCTGGTGGTGGACGGCGCATGGCCTGAACGCGCTGGCGGACGCCGGCCAGTTCCAGCAGATCACCCGCGTGATCAACGGCGGCCTGAACGGCTATTCGCAGCGGCTGTACCTGTACGGCGCGGCGAAGAAGGCGCTCGGCATCGCGTGATGCGCGCACACCCCAATCCTGCCCGGCCACGCGCCGGGCTTTTTCGTTTCCGGATCCAGACATGACCCGATGCAGCCATGACGTGCCGCTCGAGCGCCCCTGTGAGCAATGTAAAGCCGATGGGCTCGCGAAAGTCACGCACGCGCACACCGAAAAGGAAACCCTCTCGGTCGCCGTGAACATCCCGGAGCACGCCGAGCGGAAAACGACGGCGCTGTTCGAGCGCACGCGCAAGGAGCTGATCGCGCGCGAGGGCGGACGCTGCTTCATTTGCAACGCAACGGCCGAGGAATCCGGCCATCCGCTCGAGGCGCATCACCATCCGATCGAGCGCTCTCTGGCAGAGATGATCGATTGGGAACGCTTCAAATTCGACGCGCAGGCCGGTTTCTGGGGCGAGCACATCAAGGCTTTTGACTGGGACGGCTTCACCGATTGGACCCAGTTCGTCGACGACATGACCGTGAACGGCATGTTGCTCTGCAAGGCGCATCACATCGGAAAGAACGAAGGGCTCCATGCGATGCCTTTCCCGCTCTGGATCGCGCAGAAGTACGCGAAGGAGGGCTATCAGTTCTCCGACGTCGAAGTTATCCACCACAACCAGGAGTAAGCCATGCCCATGAAATCCAGCCTCGTCAGCGGCGGCATCACACTCGGAGTCACCGACCTCATTCCGACCGTCGACTGGGCGCTCGGGGGCTTTCACGGCCCCGTGCCGACCAGCGCGGCGTCGCTCGTCGCGACCCTGATCGTCGCCGGCCTGCATGCCGTCTATAACGCGCTCGTCGCGCGCGCAGCTGCCAAGGCCGCCCAGCAGTAACACTCCAGCCGCGCGCCGCGGCATCACCCCCGAAGGATCCTCCATGAAGAAGCTCATGCTGCTTGCGGCAGGCATTGCCGCGTCCGCTTCCATGCTCGCTGGCTGCGGTTCGGCGCCGTCGCTCACGTTTCCGCAACAGGTCGCGATCGCTTGCGGCGCGGCGAACGGCGAGATCGCCATTCTGAAGGCCGATGGTGTCTTCACCGGCGGCGCGGCCGCCACGCTGAACGACACCGTTCAGCCGGCCATCGCGAAGGTGTGCGCGGTAGGCGCAACCGTGACGTCGCTCGACCTGCAGACGATTGTCGACAGCACGCTGCCGGCCGTCAAAGCGCTGATCGATGCATCGTCGCTTCCGAACAAGGCCGCGGCCGACGCCGCGATCGACACGGCGATCCTTGCGTTCAATGTGGCTATCTCGATGCATCAGGCCGCGGCAACGCCGCAGGCCGCCGCGTCGACGCCGCTCGCGGGCGCGCCGCTGCAATGAGCCCGCGCGATTACGCACTTCTAGCGCAGGAGGCGTATTCCGCCAAGCCGGACATCGGCAAAGCGGATAGCGCTTCGCGCGCGATCGTGCGGCAGACGGGCGCCGGTCTGGTCGTCGCCTTTCCGGGCACGGACAATCTCGATTGCGTGGTGGCCGATCTGGACGCCCATCCGATCGACGTGATCGGCATCGGGCAGGTGCATCACGGGTTCTGGAAGGCGTGGGGCGCGATTGCCGTCGATGTGCTCGCTGCGATCGACGGCCGGCCGGTGACGTTCGTCGGCCATTCGCTCGGCGCCGCGATCTCGGTCATGGCTGCGGCGGCGATGGCGGTCGGCGGCAATCCGCCGGCGGCGGTCTACGGATTCGAGCCGCCACGGGTAAGCACGAATGGAAGCATTGCCGCGGTGCTCTCGGGCGTGCCGCTGCACCTGTACAAGAACGGCAACGACATCGTGCCGGACCTTCCGCCTGACTGGCACCATGCGGGTCCAATCCAACAGATCGGCCGTGCCACATTCCCGTTTCCGAATATCTCGGACCACTCCATCGCCCGCGTGATTGCGGCTCTTGACGGCGGGACATTGCCGGCCAGCAGTGCGAACGCCGCTACGACGCGCTGA